TGTTCATTCCCCTAATACTGGGTAAACATACGTAGTTATCATGAGAGAGAAATGTATTATTAGATATTTAGATGATAAAACTTATCTTACGCAGATAAGTCTATCTTCTCAATTATCTAATAAAAGATCTCGTACATGATTTATATATTTTAGCGTAGAATGGCAGGATAAAGGAATATGATGCTAAGAGCTAAGCTCATTAGACTAATACATATTCTCTTTAAACTAAAATCTACCCCAAAATAATACATGTCCCTAATCTCATGATAACTATTTGTAAATTAAAACCACAACTCCACTAAATAATAAATAACATAGTTACGTACTATAGACCAGAGTGGTTCATATCCTTTCGCTCTACTCGTCATCGCTTCGATGAGTCCTCATATGTTTGCAGACATAAACCTAGTGCTAAGAAAAAGATTGGACCACAACAGAATGTTGTGTTGAACAATCAAAAACTCCACACTAAGTGGGATCTTAAAAGTTTTATATAAATAATTGGGTTATGCCATACCAAGGAGCTTAGTAGCCATAGCTGTATACGGCATAATTTTATCAACTATGTCTTTACCTGCTGTGATTGCCGAAGCTCCACTCTGTAATAGATTTGGTAGAGTTGTTTCACCAACTTTCTGTTGATTATCGACCTTAACTCCATTTAAAACAATTGCTGTTCCAGTCGGATCAGCCATTGTGTCAGTTTTACCACGAATAGCACTGCCAATCGCTTCATAATGTACAATAGCCTCATACTGAAAAACATCTCCAGTAACACCAACTCCGGTTACTATAAAACCCATAAAGTGTTTACTTCTAGGGTCAGTTGACCAGAGTGCGTTAGAGACTGCATCTTGTTCAAACTCAAATTCGTCGTATTGAACAGGTGTATAAGTTAGTGTATGCCAACCAGCGCCTAATAACTTAGAATAGTAATTGTCATACTTTCCAATAGTGGAAACAGACATACCATTTAAAGTATAATGATCAGGTTCTTCGATAGCATGGACTATACCGCTTCTAGTAAGTGGGGCACCGACATACTTAATTCTTAAACCAGCTCCAACAACTCTGTATTTAATACCAACACCATTAGTTACAATCAGATTGGCTGTGCTATAATCAGTATTTAGATTAGCAGCACCTCCAGTCCAAGCAGTAGCTGTGTCAAGTTCATTAAACGTACCATCTGTTATAGTCGTAGCTGAAGTACTATAAAGTAAAGAAGCTGCAACACAGTTTAGGCCAGTTCCATTATTTGACAATCGCCAAGGAGCTAATGATATACAAGCATGGTTAGTGGCAGTTTGCACGCCAAGATAACCTCTTGCAAAGGCATTGAATTTTCGAGTTCTGATAGCTGGGAACATCGGTATGCACGGATTCTCTTGCATTCCAATAGTGTCTTTATCTTTTGAAATAGTGTCTAACCAGAAGAAAGGTCTAGCCAAAGCTGTTGCATAAATAGTAGAACATTTAGATAATCTAATAGTACCATCCTTATTTACTCTTACATCAGACTTGTTAGCAGCATTTTTACTACTAACAGGTCCTCCATGTAATGTTAAATTTGGGACAGTTTTTGTTCTTGTTTTCTTAGCAACTGGTTTGGTAGTATTTTTCTTCTTATACCGCAGCCATCTAGATTCTTTTTCCTGTTCAGAAAATGATTTAAACGCTACTGCGTTTTGAGTCATGTATTGATCATGTGTTAATATAAAATATATCAACATCAGAATATAGGACAAAGGTTGACCATTTCCATATGGATTAAATCCACCCACAAACTGTTGTTTAAGATAGATCATACCATTACCATATGGATTAAACGAACCTTCTTTAAACTCATGACGTAATCGTCTAAGTGGATGGTCATCTGCCCATAGGTAGTACAATGGATGTTCCTTTGCTGGCTGGGGTAAAGACCTAATCTGTTTGATAAAATCATTAGAAGAGGCAGGAGCCCAGTTATTTATATGTGATTCAAGAGTTATAAGCCAGTCTTGAAAAGCATCCTCTCCAGATTCTCCAGTTCCAGAGATATTAATCGGATCTGGAAGAAGACATGTGGAGAAGCAAGTATAAGTACTATTATTAAAAATAATACTAGGTTGAGTAAGAGTATATTGTTGATTAGACATTTGCTCATTACCATACTCATTAAAGCTTCCAACTTTGCGCATAGCAGCCAACCTGGCTTGTGTTTCTGTATCATTATAATACTCATCATCTAAATAGGCAGTAGAACCAAACTCGATAGATCGTTTTAGTCGCTCAATACCACCTTGTTTAAGAAGAGTACCAAATAAATGATGCTCACGAAACTCGTCAGGTAAAGCAAGGAAAATTCCGAGTTCTTCACAGAACTCTTCACTAAAATTGCTTAGGCGTTTGCTAGATTCACTCTTATATGAATCAAACTTTTCCTTACAAATTTTATGACGTGTAAGGTCGTCAAGTTTAACCACTTCTGGTTTTTCTTTAATGGTTATAGATGCAAAACTATTAACAAAATTTGGAGGAGGGTCTTGAGGTTTATTACTCTCATTCACCATAAACAAATATACTTTAAAGTAACTTCTATTTTGGGCTTCAGATTTCTTATAACCAGTGCCTTCAAACTCCATATTTTTATATACTGTAGTATAAACAAAACTAGGCATATGTTCAGGACCACAGCGGGTAAAGGTGGATTTTAAACCACCCATGCCCATCTTGATCAACCGTTCAAGTACCAAGTTTTTGTAACTTATATTAATGTTAAACTTTATGGTATTGCTTTCCATAACGCTTTTAAATCCCTCCCCACTCCCGCACCTTATGTGACATCATAAAAAAAATTAAAAATGTGTCACACTCAAAAAAGACAACCAGCTAAGTGTTACTTAACGGTATAAAACCGCTAAGGAACTCAAATTTAAAGTTGTGTAGTTCATATTGAAATTCTTCTGAAAGAAGAGCACAACCTAAATTAGATTCGAAGCCAGTTGCAAGCATTTCTGAGTTAAAAGTGCCTGCTGCTATATCACGAAGATAAGCGATATTAACCCTATCAAGCTCATGTTCATGATTAACAATTATTTGTCTAGCATAATCCCTATTGAATTGTTTAATTAATAAGGCTATAGGATCAGTTAGACCACATATAAGATATTCAACAGCCATAGACGTAGAACAATATGCCTCACCTGTTTTCTGTTTTTCCAAATACTGGAAAATAGAAGAACAGATTTTGTCATACCTTGGTTGTCCATAATAATAGTCCGTACCATCATTTCTGAATGTACTCCCTAAAAATTCAAGACCATCAATAGTATCTTGTACAGTAAAGGCTGATTCTTTTATAGTAAGACCAAATTCAAGATATATATCCCTAATTTTGTTTTTTAACTCAAGAGGGTCCGCACTTTCAATCCAATCTTCAGGATACAAACTAGTTAAGTCATCATCTCCATACAAGGAAATAACCACATAATCAGTAATATCATCATAAGTTGGGTATTGATCGTACATATCATAGTATAACTTAATAAAAACATAAAATTTAATAATAGTATGTCCTATTGTGTTATCACTAGTAGTTTTACCAGAACCTGACATATTTCCACAAAAACGTTGGAAAATATCACCTTCTGTAGTACTAAAATAAGGAGAAGTTAAACTTTGGGAAATTCCACTAAACCATGATCTCTCAAGGTCGTTCATTTCTCCATATAGTTCACCTCTAATCTGATATACTTCAGGCATAACAGGTAGTACTCTATCCCAGCCGGACACATCACTTGTCATATGTACAAAACCTAAACTATCACGTTCCAGTTTTTTACACAGTCCCAAGTGAGCTTGGGCCAGTCTATTTATACCACCATATTGTTTTACAAAACCATAACGAGACCAACAGGTATACCAATTAGTAGATCTAGCAGTCATTAGAGAGTCACAATTATCCCATAGAATCTTTTGTTTAAAACACTCAGGACCTTCAGAACCAAAAAATGTACGCTGTTTCTTATTTTTTAAATCAGAAATTGGCATATATTCAAATTTTGTTGTACCTTGAAAAATGGGTGTATGACCACGTTCCATTTCTTTAGGAAAGTCAGGTGAATTAACTAAATCAACCTTGTGCATTAGGAGTTTACCATTACTATCAGTTATACGATTGTAAGGTACTCCAGCAGTGCTAGATGTATTATATTTAAAGATTCCAGAACCCTTTATACCTTTCATAAAACCATACATAGTCTTAGTAAATTTAATTGCTAAAGAATAAGCACTATTTTGAGGTTTGACGGGAAGAAAATCACACTTCTGTAGAGAGATGTAATATCTTTCCCTGTCATGGGTTGTTGGATAACAAGTGACATAATCCAATAGTGGCTTATATTGATCATTTTTAACCAATATACCCATGGCCAACATGTCATATTGTGGTTTATCTAAACTATCTTTAAAGGACATACCTTTAAGGATGTCAGATCTACCAATATACTTCATATTTTTGAATGTCATATGTTTTATTGGAAGGTAAAGACTCTCTGTAACAATTGGATGAAAATTGTATGTTGAGAAAGTATTACCTTCAAAGGCTTTTTTTGATAAGGAGTTGCCATCTCCATTTATTGAAAAAACAAGTCTATTTTCTTTTCAAAAAGATCCCAATCAATAGCGGTACAATAATTTACCTTACTATCTGTATAACCATGTATTCCTACTAACGATTTGTTGGGTGTTAGAACAACACCACCACAATGTCCGTATTCAGAAGACACTTTATATTGATAGTAATCAGAACCATGTGTTCGTATAAAGTCTCTTTGATCAGAAACTGATAATACGTGTCCAAGCGTTTTGTCATAGGTAAACAATGTTCTCTGTCCACTCTCAGGGGTGGTTTTTTTAAAAAGATGTAATTCAGGTATCAAATCAAAATAATAAAAACTAAGGTCATCAGCAATTTTAACGATTTTTGTATTATCGAAAACAAATGGTCGTTGTACAATATTCCCATCCTTCAAAAAACACACTGTGACCTTTCGATCAACTGGTATCTTCTTAAGGAAATGGAATGGTATTAAAACACCAATTTTGTTTCCAAATTTACATCTAGAGATTTGGCCAATACGGTCATCGCTATTTAAATCAATATTCTCACCTTCAAGAAAATGTCTTCTAAACAAAAAACCATATTTTTTATCATATAAAGTAGGTTGCATAGGATTAGTAGAAATAGTACACTCAAATTTCTTTTCGTCTACTATCTCAGTTTTCTTATTCTGTCTACGTTTTTTGATTTTTTTTTTTGGTTTCTCTAGTTTAGCAACAAGATCAGTGATCTTAGCAATATTAGATTTATTAGATTTTGGGAGAACCTTAGAATCAACTTTAGTTTCAACCTTTGCAGGTGTTACTTTAGTTTCTTCTTTAGTTTTTCCATTATTAGATTCCATGATTTTATAGTTTATGATTTCATTTTGTAAATTGACATTAATAGCCTTAATATCTGCCATATCATTTTTAAGTGACATTATAGCATTTAACATTTTCAGAGTGATATCTTCCATATTATTTAAACGATCGTCATTCTCATTTATATTAACGTGTGTACATTCATATATCTGAGGAAGAGTTTTATTGTTTTTATCTTCAGTAATAGTAATTTCAACCGAGTCTGTCGTTTTTGACGACAGAACACTCTTTTTTGGCTTAGCAACCGCATTAGCAACATCCTGTGCTGCCATAAGATCACTTAAAGTAACAGCAGGCGTTAAAACAGTAGCTAAACCAACGTCTCGCACAACAGCGTCATACAAAACAGGAGCTGGAATTTCTTCCATGTTTTCAGTGTGATTACATTCCGGAACAGGTATAGGTATAGTGGTAGAACCAAATCCTTTTAAAGGGAAATTAGTTTTAAAATACTCATGATAAACCTTGTCAACATTATCAGATAATTTACTAACAAGCTTACGCTTATTAGCTAGTATCATTAATCCCAACGGGTACCAAACATGAGTACGATCATACTTATATTCTTTAATAAAAACTTGAAACTCAGCATTAGACATACATCTAATAATAGGTCCCTTATTAATCATTTTTTCAAATTTATTTCTTAAAAAATCTCTATCATTCTTTTTTGATAGATCAAGATACAAATCACATTTTGTTTGATTAGATTCATAAACCATGTCATACGCCTCTTCATCAGAGTCAGCATCTGCAAGCCACATCGTTAAATCATGTCGTGGGTCCCCTTTAATTCCAGGGACACGCTTCCATTGTTTAACTGGTTCAATTGGAATAGTAACTATTCGATCTTCATGTATTTCTACTTCGGGTCTATTGTAATATTCTTCATGATCATGTTGGTCATAGTCATCATCATCAGTAAGCCAATCAGACATAATCTCATCTTCCATTTCAGTATAATCTCTAAAACCATAGTTTTGGGCATAACCATCATATTTTGCTTCAGAAATCCTTCCTTCTGCAAAAGCATCCATAAGTTGTTTTGAATAGTCCCAATCAATTGGAACATTTCTAACCTTATGAATACGATTTTTTCGCCCGCGACCACGTTTGTTTTTTCCTTTACCATCTGAACCTTCAAACGAAACAATGTTATTTTTTTCTTGATCTACATGAATAACATTTTTTCTTTGTTCTTTCATATAAATTATGGCGTGAATAATCAACTTATTAATCATTTTTGGAGTTAGAGGGATGTCTACTAATCTATCCTTATAATAATATACGATAGATAGGTAAACATTTGTTGCTATATCCACACCACATGTTTTTAAAGGAATAGTTGGTATCTCAGCTAAATTAATCTTTGTTACTACACTAGCATCAACATCATTATTTATAAATGGTATTAATGGTGCAAGATTATGTATTTGATCTACAACATTTATATCACTAGTTCCTTCCTTTGGGAAACTAGATCGAATTTCTAAAATCAAGTCATAAAAAATTGATAAATAAATTAGGTAATATATTACATCATGGTAATAAATACATCTAAAATCGTTA